GCCCGCTTCCGCCTGCACCATAACGGCGGTTTCCGCCGATGAGCATATACTCAACGACAACTATCTTGGCGCAAACGGCAACGAATTCAAAACGGCAAATGGCATAACCCTTGGCGCATCCTCCGCAGCGGACGTCAAAACAGCTTACCCCTCCGCCAAAAAGGACGGCAGCTACCTGAAGCTTGAAACGCCGTATGCGGACATCAGGTTCTATAATCAGGATAATAACCCCGTTTTCGGAATATATATACGGCTGGACATGACCAAGGACTGCTGGGAAGATACTTCTAATGTGTCCTCCGCCGCCCCCGCGGAATATGACGACGCGGAGTTCATCAACGCATATACCCTGCCGGACTTTGCCGTGGAATCGACCGTTCTTTCGGCAAAGCTTTCAATGACCGTACAGGATATGGTTGACGCCGGGTGGACGATAGAGCGCCGGCCGGACTATATCCCCGCCAATTCATATGCCGAAATATATCTTCGCCTTGACGTGCGCACAACGGCTGTCGTTGAAGCGGTGAATTACACCCGCAACGCAATACTGCCGCAGTACGGAATTGTGATTGCATCGTTTGAGGACAGCAATATGTCCGGCGCGATACACACGGACGATTTGAAGCTGCTCTATAAGGGCGATGTTCTGGCACAGATAGGCGTTTCAACATATTCGGACGTTATAAATGCGCTGAAAGCCGCCGGCTTAACATATACCGAGGACGACGGCAGTATTGCGCTCACGCCGTATAGCAAAGAGCAGAAAATCATGCTCCGGTTCACCAATGCCGATAATGTGCTATGGCGCACATATGTAAGCACGCCATACGATATAAACAAATTTTACTATGAACAGGAGAATGCAAACCAATGAAAACCGTAAAAATCATTGCCGCCCTGCTGGCGGCGCTGCTGCTGACAGGATGCAGCGTTAAAGTAACCGTGGGTACGCAGGACGAGAACCAGCCTGCCGAAACCGCCAAGCAGGTTGTTACTGTTGAGGATATAGGCGCGCTTGTGAGCGAACTGCAAAACGGTCATGTTTGGATGGCTTGCGCCGAAAGCGAGCTGTACAGCCTGCGCATAGACGGCAGCGGCCTTACCATAACCGCCTATGCAAAGCAGGACGGCAGCACAGAAAAGCAGACGCTCAGCGGCACGTTCACGGCCGATGTGGACGGCGTGCATATAACCGACGGCAATGGCAATACGGTGCTTGAGCTCACATGGCAGCTTATTGCGGAAGAAGGCGAAAACGCGCTGCAGCGGCTGGAGATGATTACCAAAACCGAGGGCGGCATACTGCCCAAGGACGTTACGCTTGAATTCTATTCAACGCAGGCGACCGACGAAGCCGGTGAAGAGGAAATGGCGGCAGCCTATCTTGAAAACCGGCAAACGCCGGACCCCGCGAAGGATGATTTGACCACGCTGCTTGCAGGATACAGCGGGGATTCAATAGTTGACGCATGCGTGATGCACGGCATCGATCCCTCGCTTAAAAACCGCGCCACCTACGCCGAAGCCTTCGGCATAGAGGATTACAAGGGAACATCTCAACAGAACCTTACCCTGCTCGAAAAAATGGGCGCAGACGTGGTGATAGGGCAAGACTAAAACGTTTACACAAAAAGATGCAGCCGAAACCGGGCTGTATCTTTTTTGTATTCGTTATAAGGAAGGCAATCCTCCTTATAACCGCAAATTCAGTTTCTACTACTAACACGTTACTAACAGCATAAGAAAAAAGCTCCCGAATTGGGAGCTTCTTTGGTACCCGGTAGGGGTATTTTATAGTGCCCTAATTCTGGGCAAAAATCCCTAATTTACTGTGTTTTTTGGACGCGAAATATTGCCAAATACTATAAAGTTGTCTCCTACTACTAACACGGTTACTAACAAATGAAACGAAAATTCATCCGCAGAATAATTGTATTGAAACAAATGCACAGCGTTGCCAGTGTTATAAATAAACAATTAAAAACCCATGTTTTGGCAATATTCATCAAGAGAATATTCACCAAGTTATGAATTTTGGTTTATGAAGTTCAGTATAGCCTGTTTGGGTATATCGCTTAATGTCTTGCCCTCAGCTGCGCACTTTGCTATGTACCGCTCCGCGTCCTCTTTGTCAATGTAGATTGATAGCCGCTTATAGTTCTCGGTGTTCCACTTGGTCTTGGCCTGTGTGCTGGTCTTGCTCATTCTGTTCCTCCTGCTGTTTTTGCTTTGCTCTTGTTGCCCGTACCCTCAGCGCGTTTATTGTTGGTTCTGCGCGTTTATATACACCTTTGGTATATGGCGCGTAGTTGTTTATTGTCTTGCTCTTTTTGCCTACAGTTGCAGCAATTTCATCAAATGACATGCCTTCGCGGTATAGGCGCGTTTCCTTGGCGGTTATCAAGTCAACGTCCAGCAATACGCGGCGCACTTTCTGTGCGCTCATGCCCGTGCGTCTGGCAATTTCGGCGCGGCTTTCGCCTTCGGCCCATAACCATATTACCTGCGCCACGCTGCCATCCAACTGCGCTAAGTCCTGGTCTTTCAGCCGCCGCATTAGCATTGCTTGCACGATGGGTTCCCGCTCCGCCTTGTTTTTTGCTTTGTCCTTGGCGGCATAATCCTCTCTGGATTCTGGGCGTACAACTGTAACTCCGTCAACGGCAGTATTATCCTCAACGTATGTGTGTAACACGTGCGTCTCTATACCTTGCTTGTCGGCAACGCTGCGTGCGTGACGCACAGCGTTGTATTTATCACGGTTTTGGTAGTTATCCTCTTGTACAATGTAATATCTGAGCATTTATCCTCCCTTCTCCCTTGACACGCAAGGGGATGTCTGATATCATAACTATATCGTCATTAGTGACGTGGATTGAAAAAATCAATACAATGATTTCAAGCAAGAAAGGTGCGCTCAGGCGCACTTTTCTTGTTATCCTTCTGATTTCTTCTGCCCCTCCGCCAGTATCCACTTGCGCGCTTCTTCAAGCGGGTTCCAGTTATTCCATTCTCGGTGCATTTCCTCGATAGCCTTTGTGTAGTCCTCACCGCGCAAGATTTTCTCCATTGCTTTGCGACACATGGTACATACTGTGTCGTCAGCTCCCCGCGAAAAATCTTCCGCTTCTACAAATGCCGCCGCACGAGGGTACTTTGCCGCTATGTCCGTGATAGCAACGGCGGGAGCCGCTGGGGGATTGCCTTCACAGCCTTCCTCGCGCCAACGGTTAAAGGCGGCTCTGTAGTCACTCCAAACCTTTCTGATTGCGCGTAGCTCATCCATACCCTCTATGGTTGCGCTCTGTGCCACCAATTCGGCGATTTTGGTTCTTTCGGCCAGCAAATCGTTAAACACATTGACCACCACGGTGTCGGTTTTGCTGTCGTAGCTGTCGGGCTTAATCTTGCAAGACCAATAGTTTGCATCATGTTCCGCACGGCTCAGGTGCAGCTCGGTGAATTTCCCCGTTTCGGTTTGCTTTGCCCAGCAATCAGGGCAGTATGTGCGGCCTATCAGCTCGCGCATATGGTCGCGTTCTTCAATCGCGCAGTCTACTGTAGTAGTGTGTCCACAAGCGTATTTCAGTTCGCACTTCATTGGTAACTCCTTTCGGGGTATTGCCCCTTGCTTTATCGTGCCTTTAGTATAGCATACTGGCTCCAGTATGTCAAGAGGCTTTCTATAATTATTTTTTGAAATGTCCGTTTTGTCCGCTTTGTCCGCTATATAATGCTACCATGGATATGTACCTCCTGCCCAAAGCAGGGGGTTTTTATATGCTTGGAGGTGATGGCATGAGTGAAGCCATTGTATGGATCCAGACACCAAAGAGCTGCACGGAGTGCCGACACTATGACAGTACCAAAAAGCGGTGCAGCCTAAGCCGGTGCAGATACCCCGCAAGGCGAGGGGGCCGCACGAGGTGAATTTAAGGCGTGTAGCACATAGGTTGCAGCAAGCTTTATGCGCAAAGGGGATAAGGGTAAAAATAAATCAATTACAGAGCTACTCTGAAAAGGCTGAAAGGATGGTGAATGAGTACGTGATAGTCCAAACTGAAAAGCAGATGGATGGCAGAAATAAAAATACCACGCTACTTGAATCCTATCAGCTTGCGGAAGTAGTAAAACTGCTTGCAGGACTGTACAAGGATGCCTAAGCCTAAGACAGACAAGCTTACGCTTACCCCAAAACAAAAAGCCTTTGCGGAATTTTATATACAGTGTGGCAATGCAACAGAAGCTGCACGTAAGGCAGGATACCCTCAAAAAAGCGCAAAAAGCATAGGCAACGAGAACTTGACAAAGCCCCACATCCGTGCATATATAGCCAAACTTACCGCGCCGGACGAAGAAAAGCGCATAGCGGACGCACATGAAGTCATGCAGTTTTATAGCGCGGTGATGCGCGGCGAAGTCAAAGACAGCTTTGACCTCGATGCATCGCTTGCCGACCGCATAAAGGCTGCTGATGCCCTTATGCGCCGCTTGCAGGTCGCGGAAAGCCGCCCAAAGGACGCAGAAGAAGATACCGCTGGTGTGGTGATACTGCCGCCCGTGGCAGGAGGTGGGGACGATGCCTGATGTAGTATGGTCGCCACAGCCAAAGCAAAAAGCGTTCTTGGAGCGGCCTGAGTACGAAGCCTTGTACGGTGGTGCGGCGGGAGGGGGCAAAAGTGATGCCCTGCTTGCGGAAGCCCTGCGGCAGGTGCATATACCACACTATCGCGCTATCATACTGCGTAAAACCTTTCCCCAGCTTTCAGAGCTTATCGACAGGTCGCGCGAGATATACCAGCCCGCATTCCCCGATGCACGGTACAACTCTACATCCCACGTCTGGGTGTTCCCATCGGGCGCAAAGATATACTTTGGCTCGATGCAGCGGGAGGGTGATAAGACACAGTATCAGGGCAAACGATACGACTTTGTCGGCTTTGACGAGCTGACGCACTTTAGCTGGGCAGAGTATAGCTACCTTATGTCCCGTAACCGCCCAGGCGGCCCCGGTACGCGGGTGTATATACGGGCTACCACTAACCCTGGCGGCAAAGGCCACGGCTGGGTGAAGGATAGATTCATTACGGCTGCAAAGCCTTTAACACCCATTGTGGGCGAATACACCATTGTAGCCCCTGATGGTAAAGCCTTAAAGGTCAAGCGGTCGCGGATTTTTGTCCCTGCGACCGTTTTTGACAATCAGAAGCTGCTGACAAATGACCCGACATACATAGCCAACCTCGCCATGATGCCGGAAGCGGAGAAAAAAGCCTTGCTGTATGGTAGCTGGGACAGCTTTGACGGACAGGTTTTCCGCGAGTGGCGTGATGACCCCGACCATTACGACGACCAAAGGTTTACTCACGTTATAGCTCCGTTCAAGGTGCCGTCATGGTGGCCTGTGTATAGGGGCTTTGACTTTGGCTACAGCAAGCCGTTTTCCGTGGGCTGGTATGCTGTGGACGGTGACGGCGTGATATACCGCATAGCCGAGTATTACGGCTACAACGGCACGCCAGATACGGGCATTAAGCTCGACCCCACGGGAATAGCGGCGGAAATTAAGCGCATTGAAGCCGAGGACCCCAATCTTAAAGGCAGACAGATACGCGGCATTGCAGACCCCGCAATATTTGAAGAAAGCAGGGGCGAAAGCATAGCGGCTATGATGGCGCGTTCCCCTAACTTCGTTTACTGGGGTAAGGGCGATAATTCGCGCATAGCGGGCAAGATGCAGTATCATTACCGCTTTGCTTTTGACAGCGAAGGCAAAGCAATGCTGTATATCTTCAACACTTGCAAAAACTTCATCCGCACGCTGCCCACGCTGGTGTACGATGAAAAGCACGTTGAGGACGTGGACACCACGCAAGAAGACCACATTTACGATGAGTGCCGTTATGTGCTGATGGAGCATCCCATAGCACCGCGTCAAAACGTACTGCAAAAGCCCACAGAGTATGACCCATTTGACAGGGACAAAGATACCCACGGGTACGACCCGTATGCATTATACAAAGTAGATGTGTAGACCTATGGAGGAAGCATATGAAAAAAATCTTTATTAGTCAGCCCATGAGGGGAAAAACCAGCGAAGAGATTCGCGCAGAGCGTAAAAAGGCCGTTGAGGTTGTCAAAGCATTTGTGCATGATGAGGTGAAAGTCTTGGATTCATACTTTGATGATTTTGATGGTAATCCGCTCGAATGTCTCGCAAAAAGTATAGCGCTGCTTGCAAAAGCTGATGTTGCGTATTTTGCTAAAGGCTGGAAAGATGCTCGCGGGTGCAGAATTGAGCATATATACGCAGAAGAGTACGCAATCGACAGAATTGAGGAGTGACCATGGATGATATTATACTTGACAACGCACAGGCGGTTGAGGACACCGCTCCCGCGACATATCAGGCCATAGGCCGAGAAGAAGTTAGGGAAGCCGAGCAAATACTGCAGAAGTACAAGCAGGGCAAAGCAATGCTCGAGCAGCGTATCATCGAAAATGAACAGTGGTACAAGCTGCGGCACAACGAGCTGCTTTTGAGCCGGAATCCTGGTGACCCCCGCCCGACATCTGCATGGCTGTTTAACTGCATTGCCAACAAGCACGCAGATGCAATGGACAACTACCCCGAGCCTAATGTCCTGCCACGCGAGGAAGGCGATAAGGACGATGCGAAAATCCTGTCCGATATCTTGCCTGTAATCCTTGAGCAGAATGATTTTGAGCAGACTTATAGTGATATGTGGTGGTACAAGCTGAAAAGCGGTACGGGCGTGCTTGGCGTGTACTGGGATTCGCGCAAAAACAACGGCCTGGGCGATATAGATGTGCGGGAGCTTGACCTTCTCAATCTTTTCTGGGAGCCTGGCATTACGGACATTCAGAAATCCCGCAACCTTTTCACGGTGGAGTTGGTTGACCGCGACCTCGTGGAGGAAAATTACCCCGAATTGAAGGGCAAGCTATCATCGCCCACGGTGGATACGGCAAAGTACATATACGATGATACCGTAGACACGACTGACAAGGCGGCCGTGATTGACTGGTACTACAAAGTACAGCGTAACGGCAAGGACGTGCTGCATTACTGCAAGTTCTGTAATGGCGAAGTGCTGTATGCGTCCGAAAACGACCCCGAGTACGCAGAGCGCGGGTTTTATGACCACGGCAAGTATCCCGTTGTATTCGATACGCTGTTCCCCGTGGCGGGTTCTCCTGCCGGTTTTGGGTACATTGACGTGTGCAAAAGCCCACAGCTATTTGTAGACAAGCTTGACCAAGTGATACTAAAGCACGCAATTATGTCCGCAAGGCCGCGTTTTTGGGTGCGGCAGGACGGCAGCGTGAACGAAAATGAATACGCCGAGTGGGATAAGAATGACTTCATACATTACTCCGGCTCGGGCAATCCCGCTGAGAACATAATCCCGCTGGAAATTCCCCCGCTGTCACCGACTTGTGTTGACGTGCGGACGCTCAAAATCGAGGAATTGAAGGAGACAAGCGGCAACCGCGACTTTTCTCAGGGCGGCACGACCTCTGGCGTGACAGCCGCTTCTGCCATTGCGGCGTTGCAGGAGGCAGGCTCAAAGCTATCCCGCGACATGATAAAGTCCAGCTATCGTGCTTTTGTGCAGGTCAATTACTTGTGCATCGAGCTCATGCGGCAGTTTTACGCCGAAGAACGCTGGTTCAGGGTGATAGGCGCACATGGCGAAATGGAATTTGTCCAGTTCACAGGCAGACAGATAGCGCAGAAACCGCAGGGAACTGACTACGGCCTTGACCTTGGCTACCGCGTGCCGATATTTGACATCGAAGTGACGGCGCAGAAGGCTTCGCCGTTCTCCACTGTGGCGCAAAACGAACGCGCCAAGGAGCTATACGGCATGGGATTCTTCCGGCCTGATTTGTCAGACCAAGCGCTTGCGGCACTTGATATGATGAGCTTTGACGGCATCGAGCAGGTGCGACAGAACATTGCAAAGAACGGCACCATGTATCAGCAAATACAGCAGTTGCAACAGCTTGTAGCCGCTATGTCGATGCGTCTTGACGCAACACAAGGCACGCAGTACGGTGAGCAGGTGGCGCAGATGATAGGCCAACAGCAGCAAGAGACACCGCAGGGCAATCCCGCGAACGAGACAAGCGTTAATGCCTTGGGTGACGCGCTTAACGATGCACGCAACAGCACAGCGGGCGCGGCACGACAAAAAGCTGCGGCTGTATCGACACCGAGGACATAGACCAATGACAACGGCAAGATTATATAAGGACGGTAACGACTATGTTGCCGATATATCGGGGCATGCGGGATATTCCGTTGATTGCCCCGACATTGTATGTGCAGCTTGTTCAACGTTGACATACACGCTCTTGCAGTCCTGTTTCACCACGGGCTGCGACTTCGATTACAGAACCGATGATGGTTCTTTTTTTATGCGCATTAGCAACGGAGGGGACAAGGTAGCCGCGATATTTGACACCATTAGTCAAGGATTCGCGCTTTTGGCTGCCAAGTACCCCGACAACGTTGCATTGCATACAGACGCTGGGGATAGACCCAAGGACGCTGGGGACAGACCCAAGACTAAAAAGACACGCCGGAAAGACGGCAGAAGGAGAAAACCATGAAAACAAAGTTGTTTACCGAGCTTGACTTGATGCTGTTTGCCGATGGCGGCGGCGAAGGTGGCGGCAATGCCGGCACGGGTGCGCCCGAAGGCGGCAGCACACCTGCCAAAGCAAGCAAAAACCCGCTGGCTGATGTGCAGTATGGCACAGGCGGACAGCAGCAGAGCGAGACCATTGTCACAAGCGACACGCAGGTTGATAAAGCTGCGGCATTTGATGGGCTGATAAAAGGTGAATACAAGACCGAGTTCGATGCCCGCGTGCAGAAAATACTCTCTAATCGCTTTAGGGACGTGAATGCGCTGAAAGAAAAGGCTGCACAGCTTGATTCCTACGCGCCCATGATGGATGCGCTTGCATCGAAGTACGGCGTAAGCGGCTCAGACCCTCAGGCAATCCTCAAGGCCATCGAAGAAGATAACAGCTTCTATGAGGATGAAGCCATGGAGCGCGGTTTGACCGTGGAGCAGCTTAAGCACATGAAGCGCATAGAGCGCGAGAACGCTGACTTTAGGCGGGCAATGGAAGAGCAGCAGCGCATGAATGCCCAGCGCGAGGTATTTTCCCGTTGGGACAGCGAATCCGCCGAGTGTACTCAGATATACCCCAACTTCAATTTTGACACTGAAGCGCAGAACCCCGAAACGGGCAGGCGTTTCATGGAGCTTTTGGGCGCGGGCATATCCGTAAAGGATGCCTATGAACTGATACACAAGGACGATATCATAGGCGGAGCCATGCAGTACACCGCTCAGCAGATACACAAAAAGACGGTAAACGACATACGCGCACGGGGCTTGCGCCCTGCCGAGAACGGCACGAGCGGAAGTGCGCCCGCGCAAATCGTTAAGACAGACCCCGCAAAACTGACACGCAAAGACCGCGAGGAAATCTCACGGCGAGTACTTAGGGGAGACCGCACAATTACATTTGATTAGGCGGCCTTCTTTTTTATTTGAAAGGAGAACGCATGATTACTGAACTCTACACCACTATAAACCTCTGCCTGTTTGCTAACCCCAACACGCAGACTACCGCCTCCGAGGGCCTTACCCCCGGTATGCACACCTACTATGAGGATAGGCTCATAGACAACGCTGAGCCTTACCTTGTGCATGACCAGTTCGGAGACAAGTATCCCATACCCAAGCACAGCGGTAAAACCATACAGTTCCGCAAGTACAGCCCTCTGCCCAAGGCGCTCACCGCCCTCACCGAAGGCGTAACCCCTGACGGCGACAGCCTTAACATGAGCATCATAGAAGCTACTGTATCCCAGTACGGCCGCTATGTGACCTGCTCTGACGTGCTGGAACTGACCCATATTGACCCCCAGATAGAACAGGCTACCAAGCTGCTCGGCTCTCAGGCCGGACGCACTCTTGACACTATAACCCGCGATATCATAACTGCCGGTACTAATGTCATGTATGCGCCTAAGGTATCCGGCAGCACCATGACGGAGGTACTGTCCCGCTCTGCGCTGGATAAGAGCGCCCAGTTGACCTATGAGCTGATATTCAAGGCTGTGGCTAAGCTTAAGAGCATGAATGCCACCCCTGTCGGTGATAGCTTTGTTGCTATCGTCCACCCCAACGTGGCCTGTGACCTTATGCTGTCTGATAAGTGGATAGGCGTACACCAGTACACCAACCCCGAAAACATTTATCAGGGAGAAATCGGCAAGCTGGCGGGCGTTCGCTTTGTCGAGACCACCGAGGCTAAGATATTCGGCCCCGCCGTTATATCCGATAAAAAGAGCCGCCTGACAGTCAAGACTGCCATATCTGCCAGCACTACCAGTGTGGCTATAAACGAGGTACTTACTGCCGCTTCAGGGCTTAACATCCCCGTTGTAATCAATGGTACGGCCAATACCATAACCGCCATAGCTACCACCGGCGGTGCAACGACCATAACTCTTGGCACTGCTGTAACCTCTCTTGCCGCCGGTGCAAAGATAAGCGGCAAGGGTGCGACAAACAGCGGCGAATCCGTATACGCTACTATGATAATCGGCGCCAATGCCTATGGCGTGACCGAGGTAAGCGGTGGCGGCTTGCAGCATATAGTCAAGCAGCTCGGCTCTGCCGGTTCTGCTGACCCCCTGAACCAGCGTGCAACCACTGGCTGGAAGGCTCTCAAGGTCGCTGAACGCCTGGTTGAAGAAAACATGATAAGGATAGAGCATTGCTCCGCGACCGAACCTTTCGCGGATGCCAACTAAGGAGGAAAGACAGTGAGCAAAGTGCCTGAAAACACCATTGACCCTATGGAGTACATACCGTACAAGCTTCCCCGCGACCCGCGCAAAAAGAATGAGCGTGGCGTATATGTCGGAGTTAATAAGCTGCGGCTGTTTGTACCCTACGCGCAGACTGTTATGATTCCCCGCTGTGTTGCTGAGGTGCTTGACCACTCCACAGAGCAGGACGACATGACGGCAAACAGGATAATGGAATTGGAAAACAGTTCGAACTTCTGAGGGGCGCAAGCCCCTCTCATCATGCGGGCGGAAGCCCCTATGTGTCGGTGCAAGCCCGACAGCCCGCGACAGAAAAAGGAGGTAGACCATGACTATAAGCGAAGCCATTACACAGTTACAGGCCGTGAAGGAAAACCAGTATGACGATGAAACCCTTGTCCGCTGGATATCAGACCTTGAAGGTATTCTCTATGAAGATGTAGTGAAGAACCACGAAGGCAGCGCAGATATACCGCACGGCAGATACGGTGTTGATACGGACATGGATACCGTCCTTATGGTTCCCGAACCTTATTCCGACATCTATATAAAATACCTTATGGCACAGGTGGATTACCACAACGCCGAGATGCAAAGGTATACAAACAGCATGATAATGTATAACGTTGCTCTTGATGCGTTCGCGGGCTGGTACAACCGCAACAATATGCCGTTGCAGCCTAATTATGTGAGGATATGACATATGTATCTGCCTAAACTTGATAACATACAGTCCTCGCGAGAAAGCGCAACGGAGTTTCGCGGCTACAATCATACCTACCGCGTAAGCGGTAAGGAATTTTACGACATGGAAAATATGTCCGGCAGGAACTATCCCGCTTTGTCTCCAAGGGTGCAGCGCGGTATACAGCATGAAGGCCTTTTGTATGGTATCCACACACATGAAAAGTTCTACGTTTTGCAGGAGGCAACGGCGGGCTGGACTGGGCCGGAGGGGTCGGGACAAATGAGAGCCGTATTCATGTTCTACGGCGGATACTTCAACGGAAAACCAAGAGAAGAACTGGCAGGTGGACACGAAACGGACGGGAAGCCCAAGATGCCACTGTCAAAAACCAAAAAAACGCTTGTTAATATGGGGTCGAAGATACTCATTTGGCCTGATAAAATAATATATGACACTATAACCAATACTCATGAAAACCTTGAGAATAGCGTCACTACATCCGGCGATATAACCTTGCAGCTTTGCAAGGTAGACGCAACTGACTATCAGACGTACACCACAAGTGACACAGCACCAAGCGACCCTACTGACGGGCAGCTGTGGATGAACACTTCCGTAACTCCGCACGTCCTTATGCAGTATTCGGTGCTATATCTTTCTTGGCAGTCTATACCAACGACATACATCAAGATGTCAAAGACCGGTATAGGCGCCGGCTTCAAGGAATATGATGCTGTGACGATAAGCGGCGCGTCCAATCCAATACTTAATGGCGATTTTATTCTTTATGGCGTAACTAATGATTACATTGTAATAACAGGCACGCTCGACCAAGCCGGAACTGAATCGTCTGCTGTGACAATAGAGCGCAAAGTGCCCGATATGGATTTCTTATGCGAGCACAACAACCGCATATGGGGCTGTTCTTCCGGTAAACACGAAATATATGCCTGCAAATTAGGAGACCCTACCAACTGGAACTACTTCACAGACCAAGCTACAGCGAGTTATTCTGCTACGATTGGTTCAACGGGCGATTTTACAGGTTGCATATCCCATGGCGGCTATGTATTGTTCTTCAAAGAAAACGAAGTAATAACCTTGCACGGCAATAAGCCGTCAAACTTCCAGCTTGATTATGCTCGGTGCAGGGGCGTGGAGAAGGGCAGCGAAAGAAGCCTTTGTGTTGTCAACGAAACGCTTTATTATAAGTCTGCTTATGATATCTGCGCATACGGCGCTACACAGCCTACGCCCGTTTCAGATGCTCTGGGCAATGTGCATTATAAAAATGCTGTTGCTGGCTCAATCGGCTCTTTATATTATATCTCAATGGAAGATGATTCAGGAGAACGCTGGTTGTTTTCGTATGATGATAAGCTCGGTATTTGGCATAAAATCGATAAGATAAATATTGAGATGTTTGCTACATACGACAAAGACCTATACTTTATGACTAAAGGCGATATATATTCCGTGAACGGTACGTTTCTGCAAAATTTTGAAGGCCAGAAGAAGCTTGAATCCCCTGTCGAATGGTACGCCGAAACTGGCGATATCGGCATGGGGATACCCAACAACAAATACATATCCAAGCTACAATTCCGCCTTGAAGTGCCGGAAGGCTCAATGGTCAAGATAGCGCTTCAGTATGACAGCGATGGACAATGGATAGAGAAGTACCGCATAAGCGCAACGCGCTTGCGGTCTTTTACCGTACCCATAATACCGCGCAGGTGTGACCATATGAAGGTGCGCATAAGTGGCGTTGGTGATTGCAAGATATATTCGTTCACACGAACGGTAGAAGAGGGCAGCGATATATGATAGATTTCAAGCTCCCCAATTTTAACGATAACCAGCTTGATGATGCCAAGGAGCGCAAGCAAATAAAGGAATACCTCGTTTTGCTCACAAGGCAGCTAAAATACATCCTTAACAACATTGACGTTGAAAACTTGTCATCCGGTCTTTCTAAGTCCATATCCGACAACGGTGCAGCGGTAACCAAGGTGTCGCAAGACTTGCGCGACATAGGCGGTGCAATATCGAAGGTAGAGAAGAACGCAACACAACTCGGCCTTAATGCTGAGAATCGTGAGCGTTCCTGCATCCTCGTGCTGAAAATGGCTGATTCTGAACTTGCAAGGGTGACGATACAGTTTACGGGCAATTTTGTTACAGATACGCAACTCGAACAGAAAGGCTATGTGACAGATACGGAGCTTGAGCAGAAGGGTTATGTAACAGCTACAGAGCTTGCGCAAAACGGCGTATCAAAAATAACGGGTGCCACAGGCACGTTTTCATCTCTTTCCTCCGCTTCGGGAAGCACACAGCTTGACGGGAGCCACGTTGCATCCGCCAAGCTGTTTGCTATCGGAGTAGCTACGGCGCAGGACGGGGAGACCTACTACCCTGTTTACATAAAAAGCAACGGCGAACTAATCAAGGCGGCAGAAGCCTATTCGCCCGCAGAAGGAGGCTAATTATGGCAGAACGCAAAAAAATGCAATGGAACAGTATGCTTGACGGCACGCCGAACTATACCGGCGGGTGGGGCCCGATAGAGGACGTTGATGCCGCGTATGACAATCTCGGTAACCGCAAAACCCCGTTGACATCGGCAAGGAATGACTATTCCAGCCCGACAGGCAGCGGATATTCATACAATTATTCAAGCTCCGGCAGCTATGCCAATCCGGATACAGCCGGAAAACTGGCGGGCTATGAAAACTCGCGCCCGAAGTATAACCAATCTCAGGAAGTAACCGATTCATGGAACAAGGTTAAGCAGCTTGAAGGTTCAAAGCCCGCCGACTATGTCAGCAAGTACGGTGACCAGATACAGGCTCTGCTTGACAAGATACTCAACCGCGACCCGTTTAAGTATGACTTTAATGCCGACCCCATGTACCAGATGTATAAGGACAGGTATTTGCAGCAGGGCAGAATGGCAATGCAAGACACTATGGGCGACGCTGCCGCACTCACGGGCGGCTACGGCAATTCCTACGCGGCTACAGCAGGGCAACAGGCTTACCAGTCTTATTTGCAGGGGCTTAACGACCGTATCCCCGATTTGCGCGATTTTGCCTATAATGCGTGGCTTAATGAGGGCGACCGCATGAACTCTCACCTCTCTATCTTGCAGGGACTTGATGAGAGCGATTATGCTCGTTACCGCGATACTGTAGGGGATTATAAGGACGAGCTGAATTATTACTACAACAAGTACGGCGATATGTCCGACCGCGAATACAATCGCTATCTCAACGATGCATCCGCATGGGAGAAAGACCGCGACTACTGGTTCAATAAATGGCAGTGGGAGCAGGAGTTCAATTACAAGACGGCTATGGCTGCTGCGGCAGCGGCGGCAGCTTCGTTGGGCTCAGGCCGTAGTAGCGGCAGCTCTGGTAAAGGTAAAAGCACCCCGACAAGCACGACAAACAAAAAGACGTATTCTGGGACAACTTATAAAGCCAGGCGGAAAAAAGGCTCAATCCTTGCTGGTGCTGGCCCTATGATGAAAATCACTAATACCCCTGCATATGGAGCCATAAGCACAAAAGAAGCCCAAGATAACGCTAAATTCCAGATATGGAGCCAGATTGCCGCCGCAAGTACAAAAGGCGCGGATGCAGCGCAAAAAGCGTATGACGATGCCGTTAAATCGGGGCTGTTGTTACCCACCAAAGATAATCACGCTACCATCTCTTATATCCGCAGGTGGAGCAGATAAGGAGGACACATGAGTTCCAATAACAAGAAGAAAGCCGAAGAACGTAGCAAGCGAGAGCAGATATCAAAGCAGAATGAAAGCAGCTATAACAAAAGGCTTTCCGAATGGATGGACAAGTATAGCTCCGATTCCCCGAACTACGAGTTCAAGAACACGGAGGTAAAAAAGTCCAACAACCCAGTTTACGGCGAAGTAGAATACACACCTAAGAAAACGTACTACGGCGGGTTTACGCCCAGCAACACAAACTCAGGAGGGGCTACCCCCTCCCGTTTGACTACCGAGGATTACCGCAACGCTGCCAATGCGTATATAGCAAATCGTCAGCAATCGTATGTGCCTAAATTAGCCCGCAACTATAACCCCAACTGGCGACCGCAAATGAACGGAAGTGTGGAAGAGGCACCTCAGCCTCGTATATATCCTGAAATAAAAGTAGACAAGAACAGCGCAGGTTATAAAAAGTACGGAGACAAATGGACACGTGCCTTAACTTTGTCAGCCGTTTCAGAACTTAATAAAGATGAGAAGCGGGAAGCGGCAGAAATACTTAAACAGCTCCAATCTGATTATAACGTTGTAGACCAGACTGACGTTTTCTTCTCGCCTGATATGCCGTCCGATATGTGGAAGACATATATAGACCTATACAACAAGTCAAACGCAGGTACGGGCATAACCGCTGGTTTCATGGATGCGTTCGGCGCCTCCGGTTTGCTTGACAAAGGCTCAGAGCTTGCTTCCGGCATGTTAGGCGAAGAATATACGCCCGGTAGCGTCAAAGAGCAGTTTTCAAGAATAGGCAGCGCACATCCGAAGGCGTATTCAGCTGGTAACGTAGCGGGTTCACTTGCTTCGATGCTTGCAGCTGGTGAGGCTGTCGGCGCAGGTCTTGGCACAATATCTGGTTTTGGGAAGCTTCCTAAGCTCTTGCAGGGAGCGATTAGAAGCGGTGCAACTATGGGTTTATCGGAGGCTGTTTCTGCTGCGGCCAATATGCCTACCAAAAGAGAGTGGGATATATCCGAAGCCAACAAGAAAGAGTTCCTTGCAAGTTTCCCTGACGGCGGCATAGACTATACCCCCAAGGATTATAGCTTTTGGGGACAGGCAGGAGATGTTCTCAGGAAAACCGGAATACGCACGGTAGGCGGATTCGCTGGCGGCCTTGCTGGCGGCGCCGTTGGCGAACTTGGTAAAGCTGTGTTGGTGAAGCACGGTTTGCAAACCCCGTTTGCTGAGGTGATGCGTCAGGCGGTATCAGGCACGGCTTTTTCTGCCGCCGATATCGGCTCTACATATTTTCTCCTTCCTAAAGAAGAAAGACCTAATCCCACGGAAATGGCGCAACAGGTAGCAACGGCGTTCTTGTTCTCCGTCCTTGAAGGCTCAATAAGCACAATAAGCACAACGATGCAGAACAAGGCCAAACTTGAAAATGCCGTGGCACAGATGCAATCAGAATACAGCAGCATGTTAGAAGGCAAATCCCCCGAAGAACAGATTGCTGCTCTCAGAAATATAACCGAGCTTAACAAAAACATTCGTAGTTCCATATCTCAAAACTACTATGCGGGTCAGCAGGATGCAATAAATGACATTCTTCAAACCCTCGATGCAGTAGATGAAGCAATCGGCTTAATACAAAGAGGTATTACTTCTGGTAGTTCGGGAAGCACACCGGCAAATGCGGCAAGCCCCGTTCCGACAAGTCCCAGTCCGACAGGCAATTACCCCGCTCCGATTGGCAACTCTACTGCACCAACAAATAGTTCGGAAGCGGCTAAACAGGCATTGGCGCAAGCTGCCGCGAGAGCATCACAGGCTCAGCCCCCTGAGGACATCCGACAGGCCGCTTCACAGGCGGCTGAAAACGCCGCGCAGAGCGCAATTAAGCCTGAGACGAAGGACAACACCACCCCCACCGCAAAAGAGCCTACAACTGGTGTTGCAACAAACGAGACAGCGGCACAGCCCGAAGCGAACCAAGAGACGGATAAGGCTAAAACCGCTGCAACGGCTCTTGACAACATAACAAAAGCCGGCGCAATGAATACGCCGTATGAAGCCGTAACAGACGCTTACAAGGAAATGGTTTCCACAGGAGTAATCACTCCACGGGAATTGTCTGACGCATATGCTACAGGCCTTGCAGAGTACAACAAGAGCCATGCGGATACTATTGGCGACAATGAATATGCCGCCAAGATTGCTAATGCACTCAGCACACTTAATAAGTATGTTGATAACGACATAAAGTACACCATTCGGGGTAATGACAACTGGGGCTATACAGCTGCCGTCACGAGAATCCGCGATAACAATGGTGGAGTACCGATTGAAAATGCGCGGGATACCTTGTTTATAATGTCAGGATTGAAGACAAGGCAAGATGCCGTTGATGCACTTGTTGGCGTATCTCAAAACCTCGCCCCAGTTGGAACAACGCAGGAAACCGTTAGCCCCACAGAGGCGCCAAAAGTGGAACGCAAGCCGCCCAATGATGCTATGATACAAAAGCTGGAGGAAGCAGGTTTCAAGCGGTGGACAAAAGGTGCTCACGATAGGCTTTATATAAATGCTACTTCTCTCGGCCTTGAATACGAAACCTACAAATCCGGCAGTATCCGCTCTGCTACCTTTAATGGTGAAGAAATTTCCAACTCCCGTGCCGGCAGAATGCTTGCTATGAAGATGTACATTGACGTAACCACAGGAGAACTGCATACCACCAACGGCAAAGGCGTACAGGTTGATGCGGACTTAGCAGCAGCCGCCGAAGCTCTGTATAATTCGATTATTCAGGGCGAAGAAGGCTCTCAGGCGTTGCAGGGAAATGACGTTGATGCTATAATGACCTCAGAGGAACAAGGGGCAATCAGGCAGTATAAGAGCGGCAGCACATCTTATGTGCTTAACGAAAAGATGTACTCTGGCGCGGAGCTGTCCGAAAGTGAAAAAGCCCTTGCTGACAAGCTGGACAAAGCTCTCAACAAGCTGCCTAATTATAAGGGTATCACTTACCGTGTTCTGAGCTTTGACCGGCAGGGCAAAGAGGCCTACGATGCTTTTATTTCACAGCATGTACCTGGGGAGATAATATCATATGGCGCATATACATCCGCGTCCAAAACGCAAGGGGCATACGATATAAATGGTACGCTTAAGGTCAGAATTGAGATTGATGGGAAGACCGGCAAAGATATTTCTCATGGATTCGGGCTTAGTGCAGAAGATGAAGTGGTATACGGTAGAAAAGCCCAATATATTGTTAACTCAGTTGTTAAAGATCAAGATAGAGTGACTATAATAAAAATAGAGGAGGTTGACACAAATGACGAAAGTATTCTCCCCATACGAGGAAAATCAGTGGACAGCTCCGCTCAGGCCAAGGGTTATGCTGTGCAGCAAGTGCAAGAGGTGGAGGGGACTCAACGAGCGAAGGCACCCGGTGTGCGAAGCATTTCCGGGGGGGATACCCAAGGTAGTGCTCGAGGAGGAAGTAAATCACTTCAAGGAGAACTACCCCGGAGACAACGGGATGCTGGGAATACTGAAAGAAGAATAGAGAAACAGGCTGCGGCAACCAACCCGCAGGACGCTCTTGCAACGACCATTGCAGATAAGCTAATCAAGAAAGGGACGGCATTTAATTCGTCCCTTTTGTTCGAATTGGCAGATAAGGCATATGGCGGCACAATGGCTGATGGCACATATACCGTAAAGGACGCATATGATGCAATGGAACTTGCAGTAAACAAGACATTGCTTTCCGTTGCTAAGAACTTTAACGGAGACGTTAAGACGGCGATACGGGCGGTTAATAGGCTGCAATCGATTCTTGACAAGCTGCCCACGCAGACTAAACGAACGGAAGAGCAGACGAGCTTTCAGCAATTCTCAACCCCGCCCAACATTGCGTTTCTTGCGGCATGGGCTGCGAATATAAACGATTCCGATGTGGTTCTTGAACCGTCTGCGGGTATAGGTGGCTTGGCTGTATTCCCTAAAGCATGGGGAGCGGATGTAGTTGTAAATGAACTGTCTGAACGCCGCCTTGCCTTTTTGAAGAACATGGGCTTTGACCGCGTGTTTAACGAGAACGCGGAACAAATTAACAACGTCTTGCCCGACGATGTGAAACCGTCCATTGTAATAATGAATCCGCCCTTTTCGTCCACGGCGGGACGTACTGCCACAAATAAAACATCGAACGCCATTCGCCATGTTGAACAAGCTCTTCAGCGCTTGGAAGATGGCGGGCGATTGGTAGCCATATTGGGTCGTGGAATGGCAAACGATACTGCTTCATTCAAGTCGTGGTGGGACAGTTTGCGGCAGGAGTATGATGTACGAGCAAACATCTCAATAGATGGTTCAAACTATAAAAAGTATGGTACATCGTTTGATGTACAGCTCGCCATTATAGATAAAACGGGGCCACAAAAGGGAGAAACCCTTACAGGCACATATAAGAACCTTACAGAAATTCCAGCAGTATTGGAGGGAATACGAAATGACAGGATTGCAGTTGCGGGAAGCCTTGAGAGCGGCAACGGACGAGGCATTGTCGGACTACACGAGAGTGAGAGCGATAATGGACGAAACCGAGGGATACGACCCGGACATGACGGAAAACCTACTAACACTGAACTCGGCAGTATGGCAGATGGAACCGGAGACGCTATACCAAGCGTTACAGAGCGAAGAGCAGGAGTACAGAAAGAAAATAGCGGAAGCATACAGTCGAATACAGGAAGCGTTGACGGACGAGGAATTGGAAACAGCACAAGCGGAATTTCTGCTGGAATGCATGACGGGACTAAGGGAGATGGAGAACGCCCCAATACAGTTGGACATGAGCGCACACCTGCGAACGGAGTAAAGCGCAAGAAAACGAAGTCAGATAACGGGGTATATGCTGACTACGAACCAGCTAAACTTCCTATAAAAGGGGCGAAACCTCATCCCACGAAACTGGTTGAATCTTCAGCGATGGCTTCCGTCCCGGCGCCTGTTGCAACGTATAAGCCAAACTTGCCACAAGAACTCATAACGAGCGGCGCACTTTCATCCGCACAGCTTGAGAATATAGTGTATGCCGGACAAGCGCATCAGCAAACGCTACCCGATGGGTCGCGTAAAGGCTACTTTATTGGTGATGGAACAGGCGTTGGCAAAGGCCGCGAGATTGCCGGCATAATTCTTGATAACTTCAGGCAAGGACGGAATAAAGCTGTTTGGGTATCTGTAAACCCCAACATGGTGATTGATGCCACAAGGGATTGGACGGGGCTTGGACAAAACAAGGATGACATAATGTCTTTGAGCAAGGTCAAACTCGGCAAATCCATAGCCGCAGATAGCGGTATACTGTTTGCATCGTACAACACACTTGCATCCAGCGAAGGTGAAACGTCAAGACTTCAACAGATTGTTGATTGGTTGGGGAAGGATTTTGACGGCGTAATAGCATTTGATGAAGCTCACAAGATGAATAATCTGATGGGCAAACAAGGCGCGCGCGGTAAAACAGCAGGTTCCCAGATGGCAAGGGCGGGCGTTGAATTGCAGCGAATGTTGCCGAATGCAAGAGTTGTATATGTGTCTGCTACAGGTGCAACGGACGTGAGCGGCCTTGCGTTTGCTGAAAGGCTTGGGTTGTGGGGACGCGGCACCGCTTTTAATGACGCTAAAGACTTTGTGTCGAAGATAGGCTCAAGCGGTATAGCTGCTATGGAGCTTGTTTCGCGCGACATGAAAGCTTCCGGTGTTTACCTTGCACGAAGCATATCCTATGATGGTGTTTCATATGACACTTTGCAGCACACGCTTACACCTACACAAACTAAGATATACAACACTATGAGCAAGGCATGGCAGATTACCTTGCAGAACGTTCAAGCCGCACTCAAGGAAACAGGCGCGAGCAAGGCAAAGGGCAACGCGAAAAGCTCTGCTGTTAGTCAGTATTATAGTGCTATACAGCGTTTCTATAATCAGGTGCTTACATCAATGTCTATGCCTTCCGTTATAGATAGCATGAAGAAGGAGCTTGCGGCCGGCCATTCTTGCGTATTGCAGCTTGTAAACACAAACGAAGCAGAGCAAGAACGACAGGTTGCAAAGATAAAAGATACCAATGGCAGCCTTGACGACTTGGACATAACTCCGCGTGGTGTGCTTATTGGTTATCTGGAAAACTCTTTCCCTGTACAAGTATACGAGGATTACACTGATGAAAACGGCAATACTTACAGCCGCCCTGTCCATGACAGTCAGGGGAATCCTGTACTTGATAAAAAGGCTATCGCAATGAGAGATGCGCTTATAGAACAAATAAACGAAATGTCTGTTCCTGATGGCCCGCTTGACATGCTATTTGATGCGTTTGGCTCTGATGCCGTTGCTGAGGTATCTGGTCGTAAACGCCGAATTGTGTCTAAGACTAATGAAAATGGGGAGACCGTGCGTGTAGAGGAACGCCGTTCTGCTCATGCCAATGATGCTGAGATACAAGCTTTCCAAGACGGCAAGAAAAGAATCCTTGTGTTCTCTGGTGCGGGCAATACCGGCAAGAGCTACCATTCAGACCTGAACGCCAAAAACCAGCAGCAACGAATACACTACTTGTTGCAGCCAGGATGGAATGCATCCGAGGCAACACAGGGATTCGGGCGAACACACCGCTCCAATCAAGCGAACACCCCCAAGTTTGTTCTTGTAACGACTAACGTTTCTGGTCAAAAACGATTTGTTTCTACCATTGCACGGAGGCTTGACCAGTTAGGCGCACTCACAAAGGGACAGCGAGAAACCGGAGCAGGAATGTTCTCTGATAGGGATAATCTCGAAACCCAGCTTGCACGGGACAGTCTGCGTATGTTCTATGAACGGCTTGGCAAAGGGCTTATAGACGGCATTGACGGTATGAGCATTCTTGAGAAGCTTGGCTTAAAGAAAGACTTCGTAGATGAGTTTGGCAATTTCAAGGTTAAGAGCGAAGACACAGCAAGGGATATGGGTAGATTCCTTAATCGTATCCTTGCGCTTGAGGTTGACGAGCAGAATAGAGTGTTTGATGAATTCTACTCGCTTTATGAAGAACAATACGATAAAGCATTAAAAGACGGCACTCTTGACCGTGGCCTTGAGAATGTTAAAGCAGATAGGGTTGAAATACTTGATGACAAGGTTGTGCGCACAGATAAATCAACGGGAGCAACAACAAACTATGTTCAAGCAAAAACTTATACCAAGTCAGCCGTTCTGCGTGATGTGAATAAGCTTGCGTCTCTGCGGCAGGGGTTTCAGGGGCTGTATAAAACCGACAAGGGGAGTGTTGTTGCAGTCTATAAGATTGCCGATAAAACCAATGAACGCGGTGAGGTAAAGCGAATGTTCCGCGCACAATCGCCGGTTGCTGGAAAGTTCGGCACATGGAACGAAACAACACTTAACGAGCATACAAAGAAGCTTGAAAAAAGCGAATGGAAAACCGAGTGGGCATCCGAAGTTGCCAAGGCGCCCGAATACGATGAAAATACCGTTCATATGCTTACAGGCGCGTTGTTACCTATATGGAATATACTTCCGCAGGAAGGGAATACAAGGGCCATGCGTATTACAGCGGAGGACGGTTCGCAGTATTTAGGGCGCGTAATACCTGCCAATCAGATAGATGGTGTTCTCAGTAGGCTTGGCGCAGGTAAACGCACAGTTGAAACATTCGACACAAGAGACGTTATGCAGCGCGTTATGAACGGCGATACCGTAAAGTTATCCGGCGAGCACCAGAAAATCCAGAGGTCGCGTGTAAGCAATGAGTACAGGATTGAGATAACGGGTAAAAACCTTTGGGCATTGCCCACAAATTATCCCGGCATATTCGTTGAGACCATTAACTGGCAGAAAAGATACTTCATTCCTACCGGAGAAAAAGGCGTTGCAATACTTGAATCCATAGTAAAGGATAACCCAATCTCAGAGATTAAGGCCGAGAGCAATGATTTTGACTTGATGGCAGTTGGCGAATCTTCTGATGCTGTGCCTTGGTGGAACGCCAACCGCGTAGGCGATAGAGACAAAAAGTCCATGCCTATATCTGATATTATCAACAAGATGCGTCACGACTTCGGCATACCCATTGGGAAAGGGCGTATGCCGCGCAAAGATGCACGCGGTAGATATAGTAAGCATGACTTCTCCATACGCACACGGGTAACAAACGACCTCCCCGCTATATCGCATGAGCTTGGTCACCACCTTGATAACGTTTATGAGCTAACCCAGCATATAAGCAAAGATTTAGAGAACGAGTTAATCAAACAGCTTCCTGCCGAGTTTCATGAGAAGTATGCGGCAAGCAAACTCAAAGGAGAAGGCCTTGCCGAATTTGTCAGACGGTACTTGCAGAACAAAGACCTTGCGGCTATCGACTATCCTTTGTTTATAGCGCATTTTGAAAACACTCTTTCTGCTGATGCATTATCCTTGGTCAATTCATTTGCAGATGAGATTAACGCTTATTATTCGCTGGATGAAGGCACGGCAGTTTCGTCTATTCGCAATATGAGCGATAGGCCGAGAGATTTCAGGACAACAAAAGAGCGTACTTCACAGAAAGCTTCTGAGTATTACCAGAAATGGGTAGACGAGTTCCACGGCATTGAGTTGTTCGACCGGGCTGCTGGAAGCAATGCGCATATGTCCGCTATAAATAGCGCGTATTCCGATGCCATAGCATATTCAGTGCTTACGGGTGACTTGACCGATGCCAACGGAAGTAAGCGCGGCGAAGGCCTTGGCGATATCTTATCTCCCATAAACATGAAGGATAAAACCGAATGGGCAGAGTTTGGCGAATATCTTGTGGTAAGGCATGGCCCTGAGCGGCTTAGTGAAGGCATGCGCATCTTTGCGGACGACCGAAAGAACTCGGCATTCTGGATGCAGCAACGACAGAGCGAGCTTGAAACTATGCACCCTGAATTTGCAGACGCTGCCGAACGGCTTGATGCATTTCAGCGTAATGTATTGCAAGCATGGGGCGTAGAAACAGGGCTTGTATCCGAGAAGTCCGCTCATAAGTGGGCGGAACGCTGGAAATACTATGTTCCCCTTAATAGAGCAATAGACAAGCAAAATGCCAATGGAGCAAAGCGCGGTTTTGCCAATCAAACCAGCACAATACGCAAGGCTCGAGGAAGCGGTGCAGACATAATTCACCCTGTTGATAACATCATCAATAACACGGTAAAAATGATAAATGCCGGCATTCGAAACGGCGTTATGCTCGATATTCGCAACGCCGCGCTTGAAACCCAAGGCCTTGGCAGTTTCATCGAGAAAATGCCTACCCCCACCAAAGCGGAGAGATTCAACACTTCCGAGTTGAAGGAAACGCTTGTAGATGCATTCGTTGGTGCTGGTTTTACCACAGCAGACACGAACACGGCACTCAACATTGTCTCCAATATCGATGATTTCTTGCTGCAATTCAAACATGGCGTAAAGCCTAATGGCAATATGATAACTGTTCTTGTGGACGGCAACCCAGAATACTGGAAAGTCAATGACCCTATGCTGCTCGAAAGCTTAACGAGTATGTCTCGCGGCAAGACAAGCGAAATAGTAGAATGGTACGGTGCTATATCGCGCCTGATGACTTCCAATATTACCGGGTTAAACCTCATATGGTCTATCGGCTCGAATACTGTACGCGACCTTGGCACACTTGTAACCTACTCCAAGGACAAAAATATTGTGCATCTTATTTCTGGGCTGATTAAAGCATACACAAACTCCTTTAAGGCGCCCAATAAACAAGACCCAATGTATAAGGAGTTCCTTGCGGTAGGCGGCGGAAGCGAGAGTGCATATACCGCCGATAGGGACATGACAAAAAATATCCGTGCTAAACTATCGGGCAGTAAGCAAATGTGGCTGAACCCAATACAGTGGATAGAAGCGTTGTCCAATGTTATCGAACGCGGCCCCAGATATGCCACTTATAAGATGATGCGTGATGCGGGCATGACACCGCAGGAAGCTATATACGAAAGTCATAACATTACAGTAAACTTCCGGCGTGGCGGTAGTATTAGCCGTCAGGTAAACAAGGTTGTTCCCTTCTTTAATGCAAGCGTCCAAGGCGCAGACCGCCTTATAAGCTGGCTCGGATGTAAGGATATTCCTAAAGCGGAACGCACGAAAGCAATTCGCAACCGCGTAGGATGGTATGTGGCGGCCTATGGAATGCTTGGACTGCTGCAATGGTTCATCAACAGTAGAGATGACGAAGATGAGAAATACTATGCGCAGCTTTCGAATTACACCAAGAACAATTTCTGGTGTATACCTATATACGAAAACGGCAAGCACACAGGTGAATATATCACCATACCGAAGCCGCGTGAATTAGCTGTTCCGGCTACAGTTATATCGAACCTGATGGAACTTGTTGCGAGTGGCAACAAACGCGCATTCGGGGAGTTTGACGAATATGTGTTAGATTCCTATTTGCCTAACGTTGCAGATGATACCGCCAAGGGAATTGTTGGCTTTATTCATGGTGATGCCGGCTTTGAGGACATGACGGCTGACCTGCTCGGAAATCTCGGCGTCATTGGAATAGCCGCCTATGCCATGGCGAACAGAGACTTCCTTGGGAAGCCAATAGAAAGCGCATACTATCAGAATCTTGAGAAACGTGACCGCTACAATGACCGCACTTCAAAGCTTGCGTATCTCATCGGACAGGCTTTCAACGAAAGTCCGATAATGGTTGATTATGTCGGCCAGCAGTTGTTCGGTGGTTTCTGGAAAACACAGAAGGCATTGCTCCCAATGAATCCCGACAAGGCAGACTATACACTCGGACTTTCAAACACATATAGGCGAGATAGCCAATATTCAACTGACCTTATAAACGATATGTACGATATAAAGGCCAAAGCAATGTTGGCGCATAATTCGGATAAGGACAACATGGAGAAGGCTATAGCCTACAAAGAAGCCGGCAGCATGGCAGCTTTCTACTCAAACTACAATAAGTTAGAAGGGAGCAGCGACAAGGCAACCCGACAAATTGTGCTGGATATGATAGACGAATTTGTCTGGACAATGCAGTATGGTGAACGTTCGGAAATTCAGAAGCGTATTGACAAACTTTGCACGGAAATGGGCGATACAAGCTATATGTGTTCTGCATTAAACCCATATGTAAAAGATGATGATGGTAACCGTCATAATCTTACAGCAGCACAATATGTAGAATATCAAGGCTTGTTTAACAGCGCATATTGGCAATACGTTGGGAAGGCTCTAATGTCATCAGACAGCACACAGGCAAAAGCAATTGCTGTTAATCAGGCGCGCGCTCGTGCTCGAAGCGAAGCAGATGGTATAATGCTTTCACGGTTTGGTGTTGATAGCAAGTATTCCAGCCAACTTGCAGAGGAAAAGGCAGTCGGCCTGACTGCCGATGATAGTATTGCGTTCAGGTCAGCGCTTGACGAAGTTGATGCAAAGCGCGAAGCAGAGGGCAGTAACCTAAGCAAGAGTGACGTATATGAAATACTTGATAGCATGGATTTGACTGACGCACAAAGGGCATACTTGTACGGTAATCTGAACTACTCCGAGGTGAGTAATATATACTACACATCGAGTGACCTTAATGGTTGGATAGCTGAAAAACGTTCCGAAGGCAAGAGTGATGGAGATATAGCAAGCCCGATTACTAAGACGTACAAAGCATTGTATTTAGAGTATTGGAGGAAGCATGATACAAGCGGGATGCGAGAAATAAAACAAAAGCTCATGGCTCTCAACTTGCGCAAAAAGGACAAACCATACTATACGGAAGACACCTTCAATAAGTGGCTTAATGATTAAATCAAAGGAGCGGTACCCCGCTCCTTTACTTCTGAAAGGAGTGACCTAATATGCGAAAAGTAGAACACAGGCTACGCCTTGACCTGCTGAGAGGCGGCAATCAGGGCTATATCCGCGTGAAGCGCGGGGAGAACGGCGCACGGCGGCTGGCTATTGCGTTGTATATGCATTCCGTGCCGTATATGGCAGATGCAGGAACAACCGCCGTTTTTCGCGCCATAAAGCCTGACGATAAAAAGCTGTTCAATTCGACTACCATCACCGACAACGTTGTAACCGTTGGGCTTACCACCCAGACAGTTGCGGCGCTCGGCACGGTAAGGTGCGAACTGAGTATCTACGGCACGAACAACGAGCTTTTGTATTCTCCGCAGTTTGACATTATCGTTGAGGACTACCTTTTCAGCGATACGGCTATGGAGAGTACAGACGAGTACACAGACCTCACAGAGGCAATCAGCAAGGTAAACAACATTGTCTCGACCGAAGCTGCCCGCGTTGCTGCTGAGAACCAGCGCGTGGCCAATGAGACAGCCCGTGGCAAGGCCGAAACCGAGAGAGAAACGGCAGAGACTGCCCGCATATCAGCCGAGGAATCAAGGACAACCGCAGAAACTGAACGGAGATTTGCCGAAAAAAGCCGCCAGCTTGAAGCCCTACAATGGGCGAATGCCACAGCCGAAGTAAAAGTGCATCATACTCCGAATGTAGTGCTTGGGAACAAAGACGGTCATAAACATTTTGAATTTTGGTTGCCTGCAGGTGAAGTAACGGAACGAAATACGATTGCAGCGGGTGACATTGAAAAATTGGCGAGAAAGAATAAGTATTTTGTTGCCTATAAAATACCGCTCGGCGAAGACATAAACAACGCAAGCGTTGGATTGCCTGCGGATTTAGAGAAAACATTTTTGCTTATAAATATTCCTTATGAAACGGTTTCACATGGGAACGAAGAAAGCGAATGGATTCAGCCGCAAGTAATAATGGACGGAGCTAACATATATATGCGCAGGCTAATGGTAGTAGAGACTGGTACGGGCAGCGAGGACGACCCGATTGTTGTATCGTATTACGCCAAAGAATGGGAACCGGTGGGCGGCACCACGTGGAGTGATATAAAAGAAAAGCCCTTTGGTGAAATTGGAGAGGGGCTGAAAGTGGATGGCGGCAAGCTGACCGTGGACACCACAGACAAGATAGAGCAGGGCAACATAAAGCCCGCCACATCTGCCGCCGTATACACGGAGGTAGGGAATATAAATGCGCTTTTGGCGACTATATAAGGAGGTAAAATGAGTACACAAACTGAAATCACCAGACTGCAAACGGCACGAAATAAAATCCGCACATGGCTTGTAGGGCTTGGCCTTGCCACGACCACCGACAAGCTTGACACACTGGCGACCGCTGCTGCCGCCATAAAAAATCAGGGTGCGATAGATGCGACTGTAAAAGAAGGCGAAACCTACACCGTCCCTGCTGGCTATCATAATGGCACGGGCACGGTCAAGGGCGTAGCAGGCGGCGGTAATTACCATCTTCAGGCCAAGACCATAACGCCTACCAAAGAGCAGATATCCGTCACTCCTGACCAAGGCTACTACGGCTTGAGTGGTGTGACAGTGAAAGCAATCCCCGAAAACTATCAGGACGTATCTTCTACTACGGCAGCTGAAGCCGATGTGCTTGCAAACAAGGTTTTTGTGAAATCGGACGGCAGCGTGAGCGCTGGTACCATGCCCAATAACGGCACGATAGAAAGCACAATTGACGGCATAGACAAGACAAGTGTAGCTATCCCCGCGGGCTATACGTCAGGCGGTACTGTATCGCTTACCAACGCCATCGAAACGGCGCTGGCGGCGATTTAACGGGGGTACACCGTGTCTGTGAACGAGCAGCTTATACGGCTGCAAAACTCGAAATCGGCCTTAAAGACAGCGATTGAGGGTAAGGGTGTGACCGTGCCTGATGATGCGCTTTTAGGTGCATACCCCGCGCTCGTGGACGCAATCTCCACGGCAGACAACATCCAGCACGCCGACATCCCTACTTATGTAAAAGCGGAGGCGCTGGCAGTTGCCGAGAAGGTTAAGGCCGTGCTGCAAGACGATAGCATTGTCTTTGTCGCGGTCTCTGACTTCCACCACCCGGGTGAGCAACAGGACGCATGGCAGACAAATATCAATACCGGAGACTTGCACGCCTGCCAAGCCCTCAAGATACTTGCATACAGTCTGCCACGCATAGACTTTGCCTGTATGCTGGGGGACGTGACATTTGGCAATGCCAAAACAACTACCCCAATAATGCAGCAGCAGTTTAATGAGATTAACGGCTGGCTGGGTGAATCATGGAAGAATATCCCGCAGCTCCGCACGGTAGGCAACCATGATACTGGCGAATATAGCACGCTTGTCGGGGCGCAGTTTTTACGGGCCAACATCACCAAATATAATGCAGGCGCAGTATATGGTAGTGATGAGTACGGCTACTGTTATCGCGACTTCCCTAATAGGAAACTCCGCGTAATTTGCCTAAACTCCTGTGAAGGCGAAACGATAAGCGGAAATAACGCGGCCTACTGCTTTTCCCCGGCACAGTTATTATGGTTTGCACAGACGCTATATGATGTTGGGAGCAAGGCTGATGCGGCGCAATGGGGCATAATGGTGCTGGCACACTATCCATTGGACTTAGGTGGAGCCTACCCTTCAGGAAATATCGCTAAGGCATATGTCGTGGGAGAAAGCACCACGCAGAACGGCGTGACGGTTAATTTCAACGGGCATAATGCAGCAAAATTCATAATGAATGTGCATGGGCATAATCATTGCTTCCAGCATGGCAAGCTGCACAGCATAGTCAACGGGAAAGCTACGGAATTTGACGCATGGCGTATGTGTACGCCTAATGCCTGCTTTTACCGGAATAACAGCGGTGTGGTAACAATGTACGGGATATCTTTCGGCGACCCTGCCCCCCACGACAAGACAGCAGGAACAGGCAAAGACACGGCTTTCAATGTAAATGTCATTAATCCATCTGAACAGGTCTTGTACTCTTTCTGCTACGGCGCAGGTATAGATCGCACAATAGGCTATGCGGCTACTGTATACCACAGTATAACCAATACTTTGACCAATGTTGCCAACAGCAATAGCGCGGTAGCGGCAGAGGACGGCACGGCATACAGTGCTACCATTACAGCGGAAGCAGGGTACACCATGAGCAGCGTCACTGTCACAATGAGCGGCACGGATATTACGGCCACAGCCTACAATGCCGATACTGGAGTAATCAGTATCGCGGCTGTTACGGGTGATGTCGTGATTACCGCAAAAGCAACAAAGGTGGTATCGTATCACAATCTCGTGCCGACAGCAGTGGACAGCAATGGTGCATCCGCTCCATATACAGATGGAATGAAACTCGATTCAGACGGTGCCACGAGCGCATATAATCACTTTGTGGTGACGGGCTTTATACCCTTTGACGGCGGCGCAAATCATGTATACCGTATCGGTGGTGAGGGCATCACATGGAATGAATATGGCGCTATTATAGCGTGGTATAATGCCGACTTTACGCTACATTCGAATGTAATAAAGTATGACAAAATTGGTGCCTCTACGTACTGGCCGACACCAATCGAGGAGCCAAATACTGCAATCACATTCAGCACGGACGTATATGTTGCACCTCCGCAGGGCGCAGCCTATTTCCGCGTATCTGCCAAGGGTAAGGGCGAAAATCTCGTTGTAACACTCGATGAAAAGATTGAGTAAATATAAAGGCTGATTGTTTATCATGGAGGTAATATGAAGAAAAAACAATATTATGGGTGTTTGGAGTCTACGCCCGACCCTCGTGACTATCACATACAGATAGTAGGGACTGCAACATATCCAAAACAGTTTATGGTGACAGATGACCCGCCTGCATACAACCAAGGTCAGATAGGGTCTTGTGTTATACAGGCGTTACGTGGAGCGCCGCACGCAGCAACTGGCGTCGAAATGGGCACAAGTTTTGCCTACGGCTATTGGCGCAGCCACAAGCTTGTTGGTCTTTACGTTACAGAAGCTCTCGCAGGGTTTGTGCGTGATGGTTTTCCCCCGCGCTCGGTAGATAATGTTGACCTTGAAGTAGAGGAAGTTATAGATTACGCACATCGCAATGCAGAGCGTATGCTCAAAGCCGCCGAACCGTACAAGGGTTGGACTTACGCTAAGATAAATTCCATTGATGAGATTAAGGCTGTGGTATACGGGAGCCGCAATCATCGCGGTCAGCGCTGTTTCGTTGGTTTGCCGGTTGTAGACCAGATAAATGGCTGGTGGCGCACTACTGGTGGCCGTCAAATAGGCCGTCATGCATTGGCTATTGTCGGTTGGGATGACGATAAACAGGCTGTTATATTAAGGAATAGCTGGGGAGAGCCCAAGGGTATGTTTCAAAATGGGACTTGTTACTTGTATTGCACATACGATGAAATACTTGCCAATACAAGAGAGTTGTATGCGCTTATTCCCCCAGCGAAGGTCGAACCCAAACCCGACGAACCTGTTAAGCCCAAACCCGACGAGCCCAAGGAAGATGTTAAGGTTGTGCGCACGTTGCGCCTTACAGATCCGTATATGCGCGGAGACGATGTTAAGCACGCGCAGGAGAGATTAATTGTACACGGCTACAATATCACCGCAGATGGCATTTTTGGCAAAAAAACATATAATGCTGTGCGCGAGTTTCAGGCGGCTAAAAAATTAACCATAGATGGTATTGTCGGTAAAAATACTCTTGCCGCGCTGGACAAAGACCCTGCTGTCATTCCCCCTGCCCCTACTATCGATGATGAGCTTCGGGCTGACTTCATAGCCTATCTATATAGGCAGCTCGGTAACATCTATTGTTGGGGCGGTAACGGCGAAGATGCAACTGATTACGCTATAGACGTGATGGAGAACAGTGCAGGCAATAAACGGCGGGCTAAAGCGTTCCTTGCTAAGCAGAAAAAGGCCGGTGTGCAGAACATTAAGATGTACGATTGCAGCGGCCTGATATCCAGATGGCTCCAAGACCACGGAATAGCCAAATCTAAGCGTAATTGTAACGGGCTATGGGAAATGTGCGACCCCATAGAGAAAGGCGCGTTGCAACAGCTGGATTGGGTTTATAGAGGCACCTCAGACAACAAGACGCATGTCGGCGTATATCTTGGGCGCGGATTGGTCATTGAATGCAAAGGCAGGGATGAAGGCGTTGTGGTACGCGGCATAGACGCGACCGATGGATACTGGCAATTCTTCGGGAGACCGAAGGGAATATATTAAAAACAAAACAAAGGAGAAAAAAGACATGGACAAGATTTTTGACGGTGTGAAGTTTGCCGCTGCCGGTATTGGCGGCGTGCTGGCCTACATATGGGGGCCGTGGGACGCGCTGATAATTGCGCTGGTGGCTATGGTCGTTATAGACTATATCACGGGCGTGATTAATGCGGCTGTGCAGGGCAAGCTTTCCAGCTCCGTAGGCTTCAAGGGCTTGCTTAAAAAGGTTGCTATTTTCCTGCTGGTGGCTGTGGGCGTGATGGTCGATAGGATTATCCCCGCGACCAACGAAGCCGTGCGTAGCGCGGTTATTTTCTTTTATATCGCCAACGAAGGGTTGAGTATTTTGGAGAACTCCGGCGAACTCGGCTTGCCGCTGCCCAACAGCCTGAAGAAGGCTCTGGAAAAGATGAAAGCCGATGAGGACAAGGACATAGACGTAAAGTAAACGAAAGGCCGCTATATGCGGCCTTTTTCTTTATCCAGAAACCTTTTCACGCGCTTTCGCGCTGCATCTTCGTACTGGGGCGAACCGTATACAATCGTTGCGGTTTGCCGCCATGTTTTGCCGTCTATGTAATGCACCTCTATAATGCGTCTGAGCTTTGCATCTTCCAGCGTGGCAATAAATTCCTCAATTTCGGCTAACAGCTTGTGCGCCTTCTTTATCCTGACATTCCGCGCCCGCTCTATGCGCAGGAGCGTTGCGTTATGCCGCGTATCCTCGCCCGTGATGCTTATTGTGTGGCTGGTGTAGGGAAAGTATGGGGACGAGCCGCGCACGGTATCCGTGACGATATCGGGCTTTTTCGCTGCTGTCTTGCGCTGCCGCGCTTCTAATGTTGCCAACTCGTCAATCAGTGAACGGTACTGCTCAAGCTTGTCCGTGGTCATTTTACCTTCCATTCCTGCGCAAGCATATTATATATGGCATATCGCTTTTGTATATCATCGGTGCATATCAAATCATTTGATAAGGCTTTCATCCGCTCCCATAGCCCGCATGATTGCATTTCAGGGCAACCGCCCCTATATACGCAATTAGGCACCAGCACGTTTGATATTTCCGGCTGCACATCCCGCAACGCGGCCTTGAAGTCCTCGGCATATGCCCGCGTTTCCGGGCTTGCTTGACGGCATAGCCGCTTGCGCCATGTGTCGATAAGGTGCTGCACGTTCGCTTCGCCTGTGAAGTCCTGAGGCTCGTCTTGCGGCAGTTTAGTGCGGTCAATGCCCGTTCTGTCCGTCCGCTGTGTCCGCACAAACTTTTCCCATTTGTGCCTTACCCAATGCACCGTTACCCAATGGGGCATACCACGCCAACGCCATTTTACGCTTATATCCCGTATGGGGCTATGCTCGGCAATCAGTATGCTTTGCTTAAACTCATAAGACGGTTCTTTGCCTAAAGATTCCTTCCCCACGGTGGCGCGGCAATCGTCCACAACCTCGCTCCAATCCCCTTTGATTTTGATTATCTCGGTTTTCATTCGGCCTCCTTATCCCTCCACAAATAACGGGCAACTCCGCACGCAATATGATTTTTGGCACGATTTGTTGCAATAGCTTTTAGCCGCATACAGCGTTGTTTCGGTTGCGTCCCAGCCGTAACGGGCTTAAAGTGTTTACTCCATGGACAACCGCGCCCAGTGTACGGGTTTGGCACAGAGTTTGCACACTCCCAGCATATTGAGTAGTTGGGGCGGTTGGCTTCAGCGCGTTTTTTATACACCTTGCCGTTGCTCGATATCCGCGCGAACTCATATCCTGCTGCTATTGCAATGCGTGACATGGTTTGACCGGTTAATCCATACGCTTCGCCGATTTTGTCCCACGTTATGCCGCTTTCCTTTTGCCGTCTTATCTTCTCCCAATCCTCCCATTCAGGGTCGTACATGGGGTTAGGCGTGTGGCCTCGCCTTACTTGCGGCAGTTCGATTCCGGCTTTACGGGCTTTTTGTTGCGTTGCGCCTACACACAGCCCATAAAGCGCGTCTATTTCCTTCCAATGTGCGCCTTCAAGGCGCATTTGAATAACGGTTTTCCAGCCTTCCCAGTCAGGCGAAAGCATAACGTCAGGCTGCTTGCGCTTTTGTGTCTCCATGCCCATTAGCTTTGAATACTTGCGTAGGCATATCTCGTCAACGTTATAGTAGACGGCTATTTTCAGCCAACTCATGCCTTTCTTCCGCATTTCTCTAACACCAGCCCAACCTTCCCAGTCCGCGCTTGCCATAGGCGATGGCTTATTGTTTGTGCGCCTTTTCGCCGGTTCGGTTAATTCTATGCCTGCTCGTCTTGCGTGGCGAATTAGGAAGTTATCTGTCGTGCCGTACATGGCTGCTATGCGTTTGATAGGTACGCCTGTCTTGCGTAGCCGCAGTATCTCAGGCCAATGCTCCTAATTAGGGTCATCAATTATCGTTGTTGCTTTTATCATGCTCGTCCTTTCCCTCCGCCTTACTGCAAAAATCGTCCAGCGTTAACCCCATTGCACCCGTGTAAAAGCATGTATATTCTCCCTCATGGACATAATCTGTTTCGCAATGCCTGCAATCCTTGCAGCGTACTACCGGCACAACATCGGCGGCGGGGAACTTAATTAAATCTTTAATTATTGCTTCACCGCTCTGAATAACTACTTCCTGCTCCGGTGTTAAATCGGGACCAGCCCACACTTTCAGCAAAAGTTGTGTTATGCGAAAGTTCTCAACGAATGCGTCAACGTCTATATATCTGCTCATTCATTTTCCTCCTTGAAGCTTTTCAGCCCTTGCCAACCTCGCGAAAAGTTGCTCCCGTTTTCTTTATCTCGATTTTCATGCTTCCTCCCTTACCGCCTTTTCGGCCATTTCTACCGCCCATTTAAGGGCGGCAACCACGTAACTCTTGTCCTCGATTTCTTCCCACGGGCGGTC